TCTTGCGTAGTTCAGAGATTTGTTTTAGAAAGAAACTCTGAAAACCCAATGCTATACAATTATACAATAAATTTAAGAGCTTATGATTTACGACCAATAACTAACGAAAAGTCACCAGAGCTACGCAATCGCTTTAAAGATCTTGGCCTTGATTCAACGTTGTCCGTTGCAGCAACCGCAAAGATAGCTATAAATAGTGGTAAAACTGCGCTTTCGTCTGGTAAGGGTGCAATAAAGACTTTAGGGGCTTAGTATGGGTGCCATTGATACCGCTTATGCTGCGTACTCTGATCTTAATCTATGGATTAAGGTAAAAACTAGCGATAGTTTAAAGTTATCAGATGTGCCGGCATTGTTGCCACTCAGATTAACGTACATAATTGAAAATTGGTCTACGATACGACCTACATTAGTCGATCGCATAGACGCCTCTGACGATCCATCCAGGATGAGAGCTGAGCTGGATTCTTTTGATCGTTTTGTTAATTTTGCTGTCACACAAAAATCATCACTTATTAAAGCAGTAACAAATAAATCTTTATTATCAAAATATTACACCGTAATAGATCAGATGTATATAGATGATATATCTATCTCTCAAGCTGAGAGCAATATTATCGAATCTGAGATTAAAAGAGTAAATTTCTTTAATAAAAACAATTTCTTAAATATGCGTATGCAACTTAATGCCGGACGCGATGCGATAGCCGATATTATTGGTGCCGGTGATGCGACGTATGATCAGATATACAATAGGGCGTCGCTACCTCAGTCACTTACACCATCGATAACTGATTTAGTTTCTGCATTTTTGTTTCAAAACGGCATTTTTACCATCGATGGTATATTGGCAAACGAGACAAATCTTTCGTCCGTCGCGACCATAGATCCTTTTGCCTTTGCTCGAGTTAACGCAGATAATCCAGAGATAAACATCGATTCATACGCCTCTGGATCTTTGGTGAAACTAAATTATGGTGAAACAATACAAGGGTTGGCAAGACGGACCATGGGCGACCCAGATCGATGGGTTGAAATAGTAATCGCAAATGGTCTAAAACCACCGTATATTGATGAAGTTGGGCAAAAATTACAGCTGATATCGAACGGCAGCGACGATCAGATCATAATAGCTGCAACTGATTCTTTTGGCGCACTTAATAAAGAAAAAGTATTTTTAAATCAAATAATTATATTGCAATCAGACACAGAACGATCCCCTGACCAAAGGGTTATTCTAAGCATTCGTGAAGTTCCAGTCTCTGGAGACTTGATACTTCAACTAAACGGTCTCGCTGACCTGTCTAAATACAAAACAATCGACAGCGCATCAATTAGGGTGTTTCAAAAAAACACAATAAATAGTAACTTTTTTGTATTAATACCATCTAATAGCCCTCTTCCACCATCGCTCAACAAGCCGGCGCCTTGGTTTTTGAGATCCAGCAGTCAAGACGAAAAAAATGCTGGGGTCGATCTTTTGATCGGCGACGACGGCGATTTGCAGTTTTCGCCATCAGGTGACTTAAAACTGTCTTACGGTGCAGAAAATGCCATGCAGGCCATACGCATACTGTTAAGTACCTCAGAAGGGACGCTTATAAGACACGGGGATTATGGGATTGTTGATGTAACGGGCAACTTCAACTCGCAACCTGAACAGATAAAATCAGTCATATCTGAAAGTGTTGCTAGGCAAATATTAAGTGATTCTAGGTTTGATAGACTAGACTATTTAACGGTAGAATATCTAAGCAAAGATTCGCACGGCGCATCGGCGTATAAGATAAGCGTTGGCGTAACTTTAGCGGGTGGAAATGGAACCGTAATACCGATATCGTTTGGGATAAATATCCCTAAGTAAGGGTCGAAAATGGCTATAACTCTTCAAAGTTACAACGAAATTCTTGGTAAACTAGTACGTAAGATTATAGCCGATACGCCAGTAAACGATATCAATACTGGTTCAGTTTTGCTGACTCTTTTAGAGGCTGTTGCTGCTCAGGACTTTGAAAACAATGCGTCAATTTTAAGCGTATTAGAAACCTTAAATATTGACGCTCTAAAGAATCTAGACTTGGATGCCCGTGCTGCCGATTACGGATTAACTAGAAGAGCATCTGTTAGGGCTACTGGCTTTATCAAGATTACAGATACCAGCATTACCAAGCGAACAACTACGCTTTATGCTGTAAAACCGGCACCAATAGCGGGTGACAGTAAAGTATATGTTAACGATGCGTCTGGTTGGGCTTCTACAGGTGAACTGTATATCGGTCGCGGTACGCCTCAGTTTGAGGGCCCTATACCGTACACTAGTATTGTGTCCAACGGAAGCTTTTACACGATCAATCTTGGATCTGCACTTCAAAAGGACCATCTGGCGTCCGATATCGTGATCGATCGTCAAAATACATCTGATCGCCTCATATCTGCTGGCACTACCGTCAAGATTCCTCTAAACAACTTAACGCCTGAAATACGATATCAAACGCTAAGAGATGCCGTTCTCCCTGCGGGCGAAGATTCTGTTGAGGGTGTCGCGATTGTTGCAGAGAGCTCTGGCGCACAAGGCAACGCCGGCATAAATACCATCGTTCAGTTTGAAACTCAGCCGTTCGATTCTGCTGCCGTAACAAACACGTCTTCGTTGACCGATGGGCGCGATGTCGAGTCAGATGATGAGCTTCGCGAAAGAATCAAAAACTACGCATCCACATTAGCCCGTGGCACTCGAGCTGCAATACTTGCCGCAATCATTGGAGTATCCGACCCCACCGACGGCAAACAAGTATCTTCTGCTGTTATCACTGAGCCGCCGACCGTTGGCGACCCATCTATCGTCTATATCGACGATGGCAGTGGTTTTCAGCCGTCTTTTGCGGGCCAATCTGTTGATGTTCTTTTAGCGTCTGCAGTTGGAGATGAAGAATTTCTTCAACTATCCAATTTCCCACTTCCTCGTCCACAGGTCGTAAACCAAGTTTCCGGTCCTGTTGAGATGACAGACGGAATGATCCTGCGCGTTGCAGTCGATTCTCTCGAAGAAGAGATTACCTTTTCTTCTAGTAGTTTCTTAAATATTTCAGCGGCTACTCTTCCAGAGATCGTCGTTGCAATCAACGATCAAGCAACAGAGAATGGGTACGCGTTTAGGTGCCGTTTAACAGAAAATTCTACTCGTTTGCTGCTATATCCAACTGCGCACGATGCGGAATACATTCAGATCTCTACGCTCAGAGATTCTGATAATGCATTGCTTTATGCAAATTCTGTACTTAAGTTTCCAACTAATAAATACTCGTATATTACGCTTTATAAAAACAATACTCTTTTAACGGAAAAAGCTTTTTCGGCATTGCTGGAATCAGATCCAACGCCATGGGGAATAACAGCAACTGGAACTCTTATTCTTCAAGTAGATGGTACTCCGCCTCAAACAGGGACTTTCGTCTCCTCTACAGACTTCAACAACAAACCGTTCAGTGCGGTCACCCTTGAAGAATGGGCAAATGCGTTTAATTTAAAATTTGCGGGCATCACAGCATCGGCTACATCTAGTGGCAAGTTGCAAATTAGATCTAATAAGGTTGGCACTTCATCTTCTTTAAGCGTTCTGGGTGGTAGTTATATTGGAAATATGTTTGGAAGTGCAAATACTTCTTCTACGGGAACAGAGTCCCAATTTGCACTTAATCGTCAAACAGGCAATCTTCAACTTAAGATCACTTTAAATCCCGGAGATTCAATAACCGCAGGAACTACGGATGCCAAAGGCAGCGCTATATCTAACAGCACCAGCAATGGCACATATAACTTATCTACAGACTCTTCGGGACGCCCTGCAGAACTTGTAATCGGCGTCGATGGCGCTAATGTTGAACCTAGAACAGATGTGTCGGTTAGTGTCGGTACGACCATAACAATGTCAGCATCATCCGGCCTAATGCGAATCTTGTCTAGTTCAACCAACTCATTCCAGCAGGCTCAAGTTGATGACTTTGTGTACATTGCATATCGCAGTGGATCTTCTTCGTGGGTTTCGTCTGCAAACGCAGGCATGTTTAAGATCGTTGCAAAGGGATCCCACATCTCTGCGCCCACCGACACCTGGATCGATGTCATAAATGCAAATGCAGTTACAGAAGGACCATTCTCTGTCATATCTAGTTCTGATATCCAGGTGTTTTCATCTGATGTATATCCGCAGATTTGGCGCGGTTCTTATCTTCCCACGCCAGCCAGCGCGTCACTTAAAGATGTAGCGGCTTCATTAAACAATGACCTGATGAATGTTAAAGGTTCCATCTTTAAAACTTCGTCAATAAAAACTACCAGCACAACTGAGAACGATGGGTCCGTTGGCACACCTGTTTCAGTTGGAAACATGTCGTTGGTTTTTCCGACCGCTCAAGCAAATCAGTTTGGTAACCAATCTCACGTGGCCTCACGCGTTAGCGACAAAGATCTTTTGTCTTTGTTTAAACGAACAACGCCAACATCTACTAATGTTTGGTTGGACAGATTTAGATATTCGACTGTAAAAGACTCATTAAGCGCAAATGCCACACCAAATCCAGTAGGCTACAGCGAAATATTAGAAGCCTCTGGCACATTCAACCCGTCAGCTGCAGCATACGACGATGTTATTAGTGTCACATCTGGATCAAACAAATCTCATTTTAGATCAGTAAAAGAATTTTTATCTGGCGATCGAGTCGGTACGCAGATTTCTCTACCAAGAACAGAAATGACGTATCTCATCGGCGATCAAGTTGACCTTATGAAGAGTTTAACTCTGTCAGCGGACGATTCGATTGTTTTCATTGTCGATGGTGACGCAGTTAACAACACGATCAACGTGAACATGTGGCGAACTGGCAAGGTTAATAACCAGTATGTACCTTCTTCAACATCATTTTCGGCAGACGATGCCGACAATGAATCTGGTGTAAACTTTGGCACTCTGCAGGTTTGGTCTACAGCTTCTGGTACTGATTTTAGTGATTACGCCGTATGGATGAAAAGTAGAAACTGGTATCGCACAGGTGGCGCACTAGCCGATAATGCAACCATGATCTTAAGGGCAAAAGAATATGGCCCAACTGGAGACAAGCATAGGTTTACTATCGAATATCCGTCTATACCAAACCAACTTGCTGCAGTAAGACACGACAACACTCCCGATTACACGCTAACAACGTATACTTTTGCTTCTGATGCTCAGCGAAGTACTGGAATTGTTGGCGGGACTACATTTAAGGTTGCCTCCATTTCGACCGATAACTGGAGGTACTCCTTTACCCAAACTTATGTAGACCTTTCTTCTGTTGTGGTTGGTGACATTCTATCGATCTTGGGATCATCGGGCGTTTCTGCTGCAAATCGTGGCACCTTCTACATCAATGCTGTTGATTCTGTCAACAGAACGATTGATATATATAATCCCAGTGGCTCAGCAACATCCGTTGGACTTCCAGAAAAAACCAATGCAACTACTGTCGCGGATATTCAGGGAGCATATTTAACTCAAAATATAACAACAACGCCAGAGGGCTCTGGTACGGGCGCAGTAACTGCTGGTGATTATTTTATTTTAAACGACCAGCTCGGTCCTATTGCATTTTGGTACCAAATTGGCGGCTCTCCAGCAGTTACACCGCCCACTGGCGCAACACGAAACGTATGCATACCAACAGTAGTCGTTGGCGATAGCGCAACAAATGTCGCAACTAAAACAGCATTAATACTTAATAGTTATGGCTATTTTAATGCCGTTTCGGCTGGAAACATAATCACCGTCACAAATCAATATGTTGGAAACTTTGCTGTTGGATCTGATGGCACTGGTACAGCAATTACAGGATTTAACTTTTCAATACCTACTGGTGGCGCGGGCGCGGATGCAAACTCTATTGGCGGTAAGTACTTTAAGCTATATGATCAAAGCGGAAGCGTTGCCGTCTGGTATAACACCGGCTCAAGCGCACTTCCTCCACATGGTTGTGATCGAGCAATACAGGTAAGCATATCTCCAGGTTCTTCTGCGAGCGCTGTGGCATCGGCTACTGCTTCATTTGTAGGCGCTGACCCTGCTTTTAATGCATCCGTTTTAGGGTCTGTTGTCACGATAACTGACGCGTCGAATGGCAGCAGGACAAATGCCTCGGATGGGGCAACGCCTTATGCAACTGGATTTACTATATCCGTATCTCAGCAGGGCGTTGACGACGGCGTGGAGGGTATTAACTCGACATCTGCTTGTGCAATTTTTCCGCTTACAAGCAACGACGTTCAAAGCATCTGCGATACGATAAATACAAGTCAAACACTTACTGCTGTTCCGGTGGGCGATCCTGATTTGGCGATATCTAAGGCAACGCGCGAAGACACATACTCATACACTGGAAACTCGAGTGCTCTCGCGTACGGTCACGATCCGCGGCCTTCTTACGGATTAAACGGTTTTGTTAGCCTATACGATGGTCAATCGTTTGTTCAGTCATTCTCAAATGCTAGTCCTCAGTTTGTCTTAAAAAGAGCACTTACTCTTCAGGGAGTGGTGCCAACCATCTACTCTATTAATTCATGCCCAAATGTTGACACCGATGAAGTTGGTGAATATTTCAAATTAATACCAAAAACCATAAAGAATATCAAGCATCATTTTACGCAAAAAGCATTGAGTCAATTACCTATCGTCGCAGATGTGGATATTGCAGATAACTTTAGAAAAATACAAATTAAATCCAAGAAACTCGGCACATCTGGCGGCGTTGAGATTGTTGGTGGTCGCGCTAATATTGGTGAATTTTCAATCGTCGGCGACGCAATTGTGACTCCAGGGCTGGGAAGTACGAACTATTTAGAGATCAAAACCTCAGCATTTCCGGCAACAATAAATAGTAATGATTTAGTAGAAATTTATAACGATCTGCCTGCAAAAAGAAGATCTAGATTAACTGCAAACAGTTCAATAACTGTAAGTTCTGCCGGCGTGGGTGTATTTGATTATCGCTATAATCCGCGCAATACTCGCATTACGCCATTTACTAACTGGACTATCACCGATGTGTCGTCGTCGTACGGTAAGGTTGCAGGATTGGTTTGGAGATGGCAACATACGGATTCCGGTGCCAAACTTACAATTACGGCAAAATCGAACGGCGCTGTTGCAACAATCCCTAACTCATATATTAGTAACGGTACCGCACAGTCTACAAAACTCTACGCATACGAGTACACAAATGGTAGTTCGACAAGCAAGCTAACATTCTCTCTTGCGGTATCAAGCAGTCTTTCTGTGTCACCTGATCAAGGTAGCTATTTTTACTTTGTATCTCAGGATGGCACTAAATATGCTGTATGGTTCAATATCAACGGAAATGGAACTCTTCCAACTAGCGCGCAGTTTATTGCAGCAGACTATAAAATTAAAGTGGACGTTTTAAGTACTGATACTTTAAACGATATTACTTCTGCACTCTATGGTGCGCTAATAAACCCATTAGATTCAAATGCAGTTGCGTTCTTAACAGATTTCGATATCTCTGCCGTCGCCGGAACAACACTTGGTGAGGTGCAGGAAGGAGATCTATTAAATGCTTATGGAACGCTTACTGCGGGTTGGAGCAGCGCAAATAAATCTTATGCAGCAGGAGAGTCTGAGGTTTCTGGGTTTCCGATTGTTGCCGTAAATACTTCTTTAAAATACATCGATGTGCTAAATCCAACCGGCGCAACAATGACATCACCGAACTTTTCTGGTCTATCAGGAACCATTTCAATTAGCCCTACACCGTTTATTAGGTTTCGCTTAAAACATCAAGCACTATCAACACGTTACAGAATTGAAAAACTGGGTGCGCTAGATTTATTTAGAATAGTTAAAGTTTCTGGATCTAGTCCATATTTTGCCGACTGCGGTGTTGCTGTTGATGATTTTGTAGTTTTGAGCGGGTCGTCTTTTCAGTCGGCAAATCAAGGTCGATTTAGGGTACTAGCCGTTGATAACGATTCAATTGTTATTCAAAATACAAGTGGCGTAGAAGAATTAAATACATATCTGCCGCTTTCTAATGCTGACACGGCGGCAATCTGGACGTCAGGATCTACCTCTATTACCGGATCTGCTGGAACATTCGCAAATGTATCTGTAGGAGACTGGATTAAAAAGAATGAGGATTCTCAAGATAAGTTTGCGCAAGTAACATCTCTTTCTCCTGCAACACCCTCACTAGCGACAAGCGTAACCTTGGGCCAAGTATATCGCGGAACTACGGCAACGGCAACCGGTATTGTTACAAATTTTGAAACTGATGTTGGCCAAGGTTCTATGCTCATGGATACAGATGATCTTCAAGTATTTGAGGGCGATTCTGTTGTGGTTGGAGATTCGTTGATCGTCGATACATATACCAATTATAATTGGTTTAATCAAGTAAACACTGGCGTACGAACTGTAGTTGGTTGGGGTAGTTCTGCTGGAGCCGATACGGCATATCTCTCACCGTACGTACGCGTCAACAACAGTAACGGTGTGGCAGAAAGTAACAGACTTGTAGGTCTAAAATTAGATGCATTCTATGTATTAGAAGGCGAAGATTTTAAATATAAGACCGTAAGACAGATCGATCATGCTGCAATAAATCAAGGTAATTTTACGCAACGCATACTTTATGCCACCCCATCCGACAGATCATTTAAGATGTCGGATGTTTACGAATCTAAGATTAGATCTCTTGGAAAGATGGGTTTTCCTCTCGGTTCAACGACAGGCGTTGACGGGTATTTGTACTACACGGGCCTAATGAGAACTGTGCAAAGAATAATTGACGGCTATGAACCAGATGCTGCAGCATACCCTGGTCAAAGGGCTGTTGGTTCTGCTATCGAAGTTCTTCCTCCGCTCATTCAACAAATTGCCCTATCTCTTAAGATCACAACTAAAGACGGCGTGAACCTAACCGACCTAACAAATGAGATCAAGTCAACAATAATCAACTATGTCAGCTCGCTCGGTGTTGGGGACGATATGATCCTCTCTGAAGTTATCGCGAGAGTAAAAGCTATTATCGGGATCGATGCTGTTACGTTTACGACCCCAAGCCCAAGTCAAGAAAGGATCGCCGTAGCCGACGACGAAAAGGCCTTCATAACGCCAGATCTAATCAGCTTAGCGTAAGATAAAAGATGGCCAACAACAAGACATCCGCAGACAGCATACACGATGCATTCAATGCATACTTTAATACGCGCGTCAATCCAAATTGGCGCGCGCTAATTGAAAGCATCGGCGAGTCAGACGACGATATAGCTAATCTTATTGAAGAAGTACGAAAGCAATTCTTCATATCTACGGCCAGTAGGCCATATATTGATCGTCTAGCTGCCAACTACAAGGTGTCTAGGCCTAAAGTTGTTGGAATGGATGACACGACATTAAGGCGCTACGTTCCAATACTCGCATATCAGCCAAAGCAAGTAAAGGCTGTAATTGATCAATTATTGGACATTTTCTTTTTTAAAGAGTCAACGACTGCATTAGTTGAATCTTCTCAGTTCGAACCTTTCTTTTTAAAAGACGGATGGGAATTAGAATACGCCGTAGATGCAATTAACTTTGAACGCATACTTTTTAAAGCAGAGGATTTTACGGACATCTCTATTGCAACCGCAGATGAGATAGCTTCTGCCATAAATCGTCAAGCAAAATATAGTTTTGCTACGGCATTTGAAAACAGAATCACTAAACGCAAGTTCGTTAAAATATTTACAAAAACTATTGGCGCCAAAGGGTCCATAGAGATTACTGGCGGACGCATCGATGTATCGCTTCAATTTCACGGCATAATCCCAGATGCCGGATCTGGCGAAACAACGCAGTGGCTTATAACAAAGATTGGTGACACGACTCGCTTCAAGTATATCGGTGGATCTCCAATTGCGTTGGATCAGGCGAGAGTTGGTGACAATGTCATCATAGATATGCCCGGCAACTCTGGCACCTTTAATATAATAAACATCAATCTAACTGAAAATTACTTTGAATTTAATAATCTTTTTTCTACACCCGGTACGTTTGATCACGGGCTTAATCCGAACTATTTTGTTAGGTTTGTGCGTCCAGAAAGATCTGTGATCTACACTAGAAACAACCGATCGGTGGTTTGGGAAGTTTCGCCTGGTGAGATTATAATCGAGATGCCCGCAACACCGCCCGTAGTGAGGCGCGAACTTAAGGGATCTGCGCACCTTAACGGCATGATTTCTAGCGTAGTAGATGTACCGTCTAAAACATCTCTTATGATAGAAAATGGCGGGGATTGGCCAAATAGTGGACAGTTTGTCCTTGAAAAACTAGAACAAATAAAGAACAGAATCGTCACCCTAACCCAGGATACGTACCATTCACAAGACATAAGCGGCAGTTTTGATGCGTACAATCAAAAATATTCGTATGTGTCTAAAACATTAGATATTTCTGGAAGTTATGTTCTTAATGGAATTAATCCCGAGCTTCCAGATTTAGCTAGTGTTATCGAGCTAACCATAGCAACAATATCCTGTGACGGTAATGGCGTAGTTTCTGTACAGACCAATGAAAAACATGGCCTTAAAGCCAGCCAGTCGGTAAGAATATATGACGTTACCGGCGGAAACTTCAACGGTGTATTTGAGGTCGATCAGATCGTAAACGAGTATGTGTTTGAGTTTCAAACAAACAACAGTGTGTCGTTGGGAATTGGTGGTGGAGTTAGGATTGAAAAAGTTGGTTTAGCTGAATCTAATTCGAAAGCTTATTTGACCACTGCACTTGTCAATACCGGCGTAACTGGGCCTTATATGTACGATACTAAAGCCCCATTTGTCGTTTCATCTTATGTCGGCAAAATAACCACAGACATTAAGGCAGGAAATGTTGTATTTAGTCTGAACATTGAGACACCAAACAACATACCCGACGAGCAAGGATTCCTGATCTTTGACTATGGTTTAAATACCCAAGAAGGGCCAGTTAGATACCTGTATAAAGCAGCCGAAGGAACTCTTGCACTAGATCCAGCTTATATATTTCAATACGACCATTCCTCAGGGGCATCGATAACAGCAATCAGGAGAAAAGGCGCTCATGTTATGAGTGGTCTTGGTAAAGAATACGCCTTTTACATATCTGATCCGTCAGCAGCAAGGGTAATTCTTCAAAACCTGATAGGGGATGTTAAGAGTGCAGGTGTTTTTCTTAGATATATGGTTAGATATCCCAAACTCTACTACTCTGCATTTGATGTTTACTCAG